AGATGTGTATAAGAGACAGTTACAAATCTCCCAAAAAATCAAAAAGAAAAGTTTTAGCTAGTTCGATCTGATTTAATCTATTTTAATCTAGTATAATCTTGCTGAATCTGAAATCATAGGGCTATATGCTCATATTTTGGCTTGTGAGAGCTTCGTGTGCGGTTAGTATTGAAATATATACACCTAAATCTTCTAAGCTCTCAGAAACGAGAATATAGGCTTTAAACGATATAACCACATTTAAAAGAAAGGACAATATGCAAACACAAAACGGTGGCAGACCCACAATTTTACCTAAGATGTACGAAGAACCGCTATTTAGTCAAATCATTGATAAAATTGAATCAGGTTGCAATGACAGAGAAATCTACACCAGTTTGCATTGTTCGGCTAAAACTTTTAGAAAGTGGCGAGATGACAATATAAAGGCGTATGACGAAGCTAAAAGCATTGCTAGGGGAAATCTATTAGAACTAGCTGAAAGTGCCTTAGCGAGTAAACTGACAGTCAGAACGCTAAAGGAAACAGAAACAATCTATGACGCTGACGGAAACGTTGAAAAAGTAAAGGTTAAAGAAAAAGAGTTAGATAAAGATAGCCTAGTAGCAATGATGGTTGCTAAAGCTGGTAACCCAGAACTTTATAACCCTACTGAATGGCGGAGATTACAACAGGAAGAATCAAGCGCTCATGACCTTAAGGCTAAAATTGAAGAACTTGACGACTATAAACTAAGTAATTATGAAACACCAGAAATTAAAGTACCAGAGGGGTTTGAATGAAAAAACATTGGGTAGTTGAAGACCATTTGGGCGGAGGATTTTATCTGATGTCAGAAGATACTCCAGAAGAAGAATTAGAAGAAATCGAAGATTATTGTGAGACGTGTGGAGATAACGATTCTATTATTGGTAAGTTTTCAAACTGGAATCAACTTAAAAAAGAAATGACTGATGATAAAGGTTGGTGTCCATATTCAGATGAATATTTGCAATCAGTATTTGAATAGAAAGGGAATGAATGTATTATTTAAATAAAATGTTGGAATACAACAAAGACAATGGCATTATTATTAATAAATACATTCGTAAGACTATCCAGAAGCAAATACGCATTCATAACAAGTATATCTATCGCTATGATCGTGTTACGCAAGCTATTGAGTGGATAGAAGACAATTTCTATTTAACGACTGGTAACCTAATGAAAATCAAGCTACACCCTGTTCAAAAATGGTGGTACGAGTTAATGCTTGGTTATGATATGATTGACGAAAAGGGCATTCAGGTCAACCTAGTCAATGAAATTTTCCTTAATCTAGGACGTGGTTCTGGTAAGTCTAGTTTAATGGCTACGCGCGTGCTTAACTGGATGATTTTAGGAGGACAATATGGTGGAGAAAGTCTAGTTATTGCATATGATAACACACAGGCTAGACACGTATTTGACCAAGTTCGGAATCAAACGGAAGCAAGTGATACTTTAAGAGTTTATAATGAAAATAAGATTTTCAAGAGTACGAAACAAGGGCTAGAATTTACTTCTTTTAAAACCACTTTCAAAAAGCAAACAAATGATACTTTGAGGGCGCAAGGTGGTAACAGTTCACTCAATATATTTGATGAAGTTCACACGTATGGCGAAGATATAACAGAATCAGTTAATAAAGGTTCACGGCAAAAACAAGATAACTGGCAAAGTATTTATATAACTTCTGGCGGACTTAAACGAGATGGGCTATATGATAAACTTGTTGAGCGATTCAAATCAGAAGAGGAATTTTACAATGATAGGTCATTCGGCTTACTTTACATGCTAGAAAATCATGAGCAGGTAAAAGATAAGAAGAATTGGACTATGGCTTTACCACTTATCGGTAATGTCCCTAAGTGGTCAGGAGTTATTGAGGAGTACGAACTTGCGCAAGGAGACCCAGCGTTACAGAATAAGTTCTTAGCGTTTAATATGGGCTTGCCTATGCAGGATACAGCTTACTACTTCACTCCGCAAGACACTAAACTAACAGAATTTAATTTATCTGTATTTAATAAAAATAGAACTTATGTCGGAATTGACTTGTCCTTAATTGGCGATTTAACCGCTGTGTCGTTCGTTTGTGAGTTAGAGGGTAAAACTTACAGTCATACGCTAACTTTCTCTGTACGGTCTCAATATGAGCAACTAGACACAGAACAGCAAGAACTATGGACTGAATTCGTTGACAGAGGCGAATTAATCTTACTCGATACGGAATACATCAATGTGAATGACTTAATACCGTATATTAACGACTTTAGAACCAAAACAGGGTGCAGACTTAGAAAAATCGGATATGACCCAGCACGATATGAAATTTTAAAAGGTCTGATTGAACGTTATTTCTTTGACAAAGACGGAGATAACCAAAGAGCAATTCGACAAGGTTTCTCAATGAATGACTATATCAAGCTGTTAAAATCTAAGTTAGTGGAAAATAAACTTATCCATAACCAAAAAGTCATGCAATGGGCTTTAAATAATACTGCTGTCAAAATCGGACAAAGTGGGGACTATATGTATACTAAAAAACTTGAAAAAGATAAAATTGACCCTACCGTTGCTTTGACAATGGCTTTAGAAATGGCGGTGTCAGATGAAGTATAACGTTGACACCGTCCGAGAAAGTGGTTGGTACAATAAAAAAGAATGGTTGGCAGTCCGTGATTATGTTAGACAACGTGACAAAATGACTTGCGTAAGATGTGGTGCATTCGGTGCTAAAAAATACGAAGTAGACCATATTGTAGAACTAACTTGGGAAAACCTTGATGATTGGAAAATATCGCTGAACCCTGATAACCTACAACTCCTTTGTAAGTCTTGCCATAACAAGAAAACAGGCGAGTATAAACGAGGGAAAGGCGTTAGCTTATGGTAGAAAGGGGAAAAATTGAACTTATTCGGAAAAGTAGTATCATTTTCACGCGGAAAGCTAAACAATGATACTCAAAGAGTTACAGCATGGCAAAATGAAGCAGTAGAATATACAAGTGCTTTTGTAACTAATATTCACAATAAAATCGCTAACGAAATAACAAAAGTAGAATTTAATCATGTCAAATATAAAAAATCTGATGTTGGCTCTGATACTTTGATTAGTATGGCAGGCTCTGACTTAGATGAAGTTCTCAATTGGAGTTCTAAGGGCGAACATAATAGCATGGAGTTTTGGCAGAAAGTAATTAAAAAGTTGCTATGCACACGCTATGTTGACCTGTACCCTATATTTGATAGTGACACAGGCGAACTATTAGACCTACTATTTGCTAACGATAAAAAAGAATATAAGCCAGAAGAATTAGTAAGGCTTATTAGTCCTTTTTATATCAATGAAGACACAAGTATTTTAGATAATGCTCTAGCTAGTATTCAAACTAAGTTAGAACAAGGCAAAATGCGTGGCTTGTTGAAAATTAATGCTTTTCTTGACATTGATAATACACAAGAGTATCGAGAGAAAGCTCTAGCAACAATAAAGAACATGCAAGAGGGGTCGAGTTACAACGGTTTGACGCCAGTTGATAACAAGACGGAAATTGTAGAGCTTAAAAAAGATTATTCTGTTTTAAACAAAGATGAAATTGACCTTATTAAATCGGAGCTTTTAACAGGTTACTTTATGAATGAAAATATTTTGCTTGGTACTGCTACGCAAGAACAACAAATTTATTTTTATAACTCTACTATCATTCCTTTACTTATTCAACTTGAAAAGGAACTGACTTATAAACTGATTTCAACTAACCGCAGACGAGTAGTTAAAGGTAATTTATATTATGAACGTATAATCGTAGATAACCAGCTATTCAAGTTTGCAACTTTGAAAGAATTAATTGACTTGTATCATGAAAATATTAATGGTCCTATTTTTACACAGAATCAGCTTCTTGTTAAAATGGGTGAGCAACCAATTGAGGGTGGAGATGTTTACATAGCTAACCTTAATGCAGTTGCTGTTAAAAATCTAAGTGATTTACAAGGCAATAGAAAGGACGTAACAAGCACAGATGAAACTAATAACCAATAGTGCTGAAATTAAAGTAACTGAAAATGAGGACGGTTCTAAGTCGTTCCAAGGCATTGGTTCAGAAGTTGGTGTAGAAAATCTTAACGGAATTATCTTGACACCTAACTGTATCGAGTTTGCTAGAGAACGATATCCATTGCTATATGAACATGGAGCTGGCTCTAGTGAAGTTATCGGAGACGCTAAAGTTTATTATGACTTAGCTACTAATAAATATCTAACTGACTTCACGCTTTATGACAATGCACCAAACATTAACAAGGCTGTAGAAAATGGTGCTTTTGATTCTTTATCAATTGCCTATTACATTACAGAGTATGAGTTTAATGAAAATGACGCTCTAATCGTAAATAAAGCACAGTTTAAAGAAATTTCTCTTGTTTCAGTACCAGCAGACCCTAACGCAAAATTTATTCAAAATGCCTTAGGCGAAGAACTCACAGAAGAACGCAACAAAATCATTGAAAGCCGAAACGCTTTGAAAGAAATTGAGGATATCAAAAAGAAATATGAATAAACCAGATTTAATTGAAAAACAGAACCGCTTGGCAGAACTTAAAGAAAATAATGTATCTTTAAAATCTCAAATCAACGGCTTTGAAGTAAAAAACGCAATTGAAGACTTGCCAAAAGTACAAGAATTAGAAAAAACACTTTCAGAAAATTCAATTGAAATTATCAAAATTGAGAATGAACTTAACGCACAGGAAGAAAAACCAAAAGGAAAATCTAAAATGATAAACTTTATTGAATCACAAAACGCTGTAACAGAATTTTTTGATGTATTGAAAAAGAACTCTGGTAAAACAGAAATTAAAAATGCTTGGAACGCAAAACTTGCTGAAAATGGTGTAACTATCACAGATACAACTTTTGAACTTCCTCGTAAATTGGTTGAATCAATTAACACAGCTTTGCTGGATACTAACCCAGTATTCAAAGTTTTCCGTGTAACAAATGTAGGTGCTTTACTTGTATCACGCTCTTTTGATTCATCAGATGAAGCTCAAGTCCATAAAGACGGACAACAAAAGGTAGAGCAGTCAGCAACACTCACTATTGATACTCTTGAGCCTGTAATGGTTTATAAATTGCAATCACTTGCTGAACGTGTTAAACGACTTCAAATGTCATATTCAGAACTTTACAATTTGATTGTTGCTGAACTTACACAAGCTATTGTAAATAAAATTGTTGACCTTGCTCTTTTTGAAGGAGACGGAACAAACGGATTTAAGTCAGTTGATAAAGAAGCAGACGCTAAAAAAATCAAAAAAATTACTACAAAAGCACCAAAAACAGGTACAGCACCATTTGCAGACGCTATTGAAGAAGCAGTTGACTTTGTTCGTGCTACTGCTGGACGCCGTTATTTGATTGTTACAGCTGCACAACGTAAAACTTTGTTAGATGAATTACGTGGCTTGACTGCTAATGCTCATGTTCGCATTAAAAATGACGATACTGAAATTGCTTCAGAAGTCGGAGTAGATGAAATTATCGTTTATACAGGTTCAAAAGCTATCAATCCTATTGTATTAGTTGACCAAAAATATCATATTGATATGCAAGACCTCACAAAAGTTGACGCTTTTGAATGGAAAACTAATAGTAACATGATTTTGGTAGAAACACTTTCAAGCGGTAAAACTGAATCTCTTAAAGCTGGTGCAGTAATCACAATCACAGGTGGTTTAGGAGTATAAAACGGAGGGAATAAATGATAGATTATATTAAGGTCTATTGTGGTATTCCGATTTTAGTAACAGCTTATGATAGTAAACTTATCCTATTCCGTTCAATTGCTATTAAATTGCTGGAGAAAAACGGTATTCTAGCCGATGAAACAAGTGTATTGGTCAAAGACTTCATTGCTTCTTATTGTCGGCTTAATATTGTTGATGAACCAGCAGAACAATGGCGAAATGCTGAAATGAAACGTTTAGCTTCTTTGCAAGAATTAATGTATTATGGAGGTATTTGATGATATTTTCACAAGTTACATTACAAGTAGAAACGACTGTTAAGAAGAAGAATGGTGCAGAAGATAATATTATAAAGCCTATCATTTTACCAGCAGTCAAACAGAGGATTAGTCAGTCAAGACTTGATGAGTTTTCTATGATTGGATTAGGTAAAAATGTAAGATATGAGCTTAACGGAATCGGAGAAATGGAAGACTTGATTTTCAACTATTTCTTGAACGAAAAAGGCGAGACTTTCAAGCGGACAACATGGGAAAGAAACCCTAAAAATAACAAGATGATTTTAGAGGGGGTCGTAAGTAACGGACTATGAATGAATTCGATTCTTATATAGATTGGTACAACAATTTACTTACAATGCCTTTAAATGATGTTATTTTAGGCGTTAAGGACACGATAGAAGACAAGACGGTATATTTATCACTTAGTGGCTCAAAGGTCGTTAAAATGGATAATACGAGCTTTGTAATGGGATACTATTATCAAGTTGTTTTATCTGTTAAAGATGTTGACGATAAACTTGTCGGACTAGTCGGAAATGTTTTGCAAAATGGTTGGAATATGACAAACTGGTCAGAGAATAGCCACTTGTACAATTATACTGGTACTGTTTATTTGCCTTGTGGTGCAGGTGGTCAAGCATGGCAGTAAATTCAATTGATACAACAAGCATAGCTAAAGAAATGCAATCGAAAGTCACGGAACGCATGGGCGATTGGTTTGAGGCAGAGTTTAAAGCTAAAGCAAATAGCGCAAGCCGAAGGACTAGATTAATCAGAAGCCATGGTCACACCTATACTTATGCTAGATATCAAAATACTGGTCAATTGTCAAGAAACTTAAAGCAAGTTAAAAAAGGCGATAAAATAGTCATTGACGCAGGCACTAGAGCTAATTATACTAGCGGTTATCATGGTATGTACTTTTTGAGAAATAAAAAAGGTATGCAAGATGTCAAAACAACATTGAAGAAAGGCTCTAATTATGCTAATTCAATGAAATTATAAAAGTAGAAAGTGAGCTTAATTACATTTGATTGAAATTAACAATAATGGTATTTTTTAATGAGTTTAGACAATTTTAGAAATAGAACGATTATATGGGATACGGTAAATAAAGATTTCCCTCAACCAATTCAAATAATGCAAGGCGATGTCAATGCAAGAACATTATTGATTAAAATAGTTGATAATGGAGTTGAACTTGATTTAACAGGTCATTTGCTAAAACTTACATATCAATATACTAATAATAGTAATTCTGGCTTTGTTATGATTTCTCCTAAAGATTTAACTAAAGGGGAGTTTATTTTGGTAATTCCTACCGAAATGACAACAACTGGAGTTATCGAAGCAAACTTGATTCTTTTAAATGAAAGTTTAGAGCAAGTTATCGTAAGCAAGTTTCTAACATTCATATCAGATAATTCTACGGTTACGGATTTAGCTCAAGAAGTAAATAATAAAATTGATGATTTCACTAAATTATTATTGGAAAATATGCCACAAGTAATGCGTAGTGAGTTAAATGATTTACATGCTCAAACTGATTCAAATATTAGCAATATTGAGCTTAAAGCCAATAAAACTGACTTAGATAATCTTAAAACCGCTATTACTAGTCAAGGTGTTGAAATTACAACTGCGAGGGGAACAGCTCCAACGCTAAACGTTCGATTGAATAAAATGGACGATAAAGATGCAGAAACTACCGCGCAGTTGGCGGATATAGTGACGAACGTAAAGTTATATGGCGCTAAAGGTGATGAGGTTACGGATGATACATTAGCTATTCAAAACGCTATTAATTCATTAACAAATGGTGGTACTATATATTTCCCTAATGGAACATATATTTCAAGATTAGTAACTATTCCGTCAAACATAACAATCAAAGGTGCTTCTAAAGAAAAAACGATTCTTAAACTTAAAGCGAACGCAGGAACACAGTTGCTAAAAAATGCAGACGCAACAAACGGAAACACTGGAATAACTATCGAAGATATTCAGTTTGACGGGAATTTAGCTAATAATGCAGCAGATAAAGATGTTCTTGTATTTGACAAATGTAAAAATATAACCATCAAGAACATTGTCGCTCATAGTAGTATGGGTGCGCCTTTATTATTAAATAAGGGTAGTTTTTATACTGTAAAAGATTCAGAGTTTTACAATGGCAAATATGGTGTTTATGCGTTTTGGGTGAACGATTCAACTTTTGAAAACTGCGTATTTAGGAATAGCAGACCATATGAAGCAGACACCTTAAACGGAAATAGAGCTTCTTTATTAAGTGGCAGGGACGGTCATCAATTTAAGGGTGGTCATAGAAATACGGTTTCAAATTGTATCTCATTTGGTAATGCGGTTCAAGGTTTCGACAGTCATTCAGAAACAGATGGTGTGACCGTTGATCGTTGTACCGACATTGTTTATGTGAATTGTATTTCTTATAATAATGGGGCTAGTGGGTTTAACGTAGCTGGTGCAAATGATATTCATTATTCGAACTGTATCGCCTATGGTAACGGTGGAGTAACGGAACAAGACGGTTATCATGGTCTTAATTTATATGGATCTGGTGAAACTGACCTTTTCAACATCACTGTCAATGGTGGTAGTTTTCACAACAATAATAAAAGTGGAATTGCTGCAATACATGGAGGGAGAAGTCTTTCAATTATAAATGCTAAAATTCATGATAACGGGTACGATGGTATTAATATGGGTTCTCCAGATAACAACGGCTACAAATTAAAGGACATAAAAATTATAGATGTTGATTCCTATGCGAATGGCACTCATGGAATGTATTTGAAGGGAATAGTAGGATTGCATCTTATAAATAATTCGTCATTCAACAACGATAAGCTTCAAGCCGGATTTAAAACAGGTATCCTTATAACAGGTACTTCAACAAATTTGACAACAGATGCAATAATACGTGGAAATCGTTGTTATGATGATTCGGCAAGGGCGACAAAACAACGAGTAGGTATGGAGATTGATTATACAGATTATAGCGTTATTGAGGGGAATAATCTAAGGGGTAATGCCGTTAGTACTCTCAATTGGGGAGCTAACAATGGTTCAAATAGTAAACGTTCAAAGAATATCGGACATGTAACAGAGAATGGCGGACTCATTGCCTTTAATGGTACTGGTTCACTCACATATTTCTCCATCGCGCATGGATTAGTTTCAACTCCGACAAAATTTAGTGTAACTCCAAATTCAACAGATGCCAAAGGTGAATCATATGTGACAGTAGACGCCACTAACATTCATGTTAATTTTCCTAACGCTCCAGTTTCAGGGGCAAATAATGTGAAATTTGTATGGACTGCTGAAGTTTAACATAATGAATCGTTGACACCTACTGTGCGGTAGATGAAAACGAGACAGTCATTAATTTGGCAATGAGTAGATAGATTAACAATAATATATTATTGGAAGCACACTGCATAAAAATATAAAAAAAGAAAAGAGAAAGAATGAAATTAGATTATAATTCACGTGAGATTTTCTTTGGTAATGAAGCTCTAATCGTAGCTGATATGGCTAAGGGAAGTAGCGGAAAACCAGAGTTCACTAACCATAAAATTGTAACTGGTTTAGTATCAGTTGGCTCAATGGAAGACCAAGCAGAAACTAACAGCTATCCAGCTGATGACGTGCCAGACCATGGAGTTAAAAAAGGTGCTACATTGCTCCAAGGCGAAATGGTATTTATTCAAACAGACCAAGCGCTTAAAGAAGATATTTTAGGTCAACAAAGAACAGCGAATGGCTTGGGTTGGTCTCCTACTGGCAACTGGAAAACGAAATGTGTTCAGTACCTTATTAAAGGGCGCAAACGTGATAAAGTTACAGGAGAATTTGTTGACGGTTATCGCGTAGTCGTTTATCCTAACTTGAGACCAACAGCAGAAGCAACAAAAGAATCAGAAACAGATTCAGTTGACGGTGTAGACCCTATTCAATGGACGTTGGCGGTACAAGCGACTGAATCGGATGTTTATTTGAATGGCGATAAAAAAGTACCTGCTATTGAATACGAAATTTGGGGAGACCAAGCTAAAGACTTTGCTAAGAAAATGGAAAGCGGACTGTTCATCATGCAACCTGATACAGTTCTAGCTGGTGCAATTACACTTGTAGCTCCTGTTATTCCTAATGTAACTACTGCTACAAAGGGTAATAATGACGGAACAATCGTAGTGCCTGCCACTTTGAAAGACTCTAAGGGTGGAACTGTAAAAGTAACATCAGTAATTAGAGACGATCACGGAAAAGTAGAAACCAACGGACAACTTGCGCCCGGTGTCCATATCGTAACGTTCTCCGCTGACGGTTATGAAGATGTTACCGCAGGAGTTTCAGTAACTGACCATTCATAAGACTAAAAAAATAACTAAGTAAAGGGATATAAAACAAAATGGCAAAACAATTAAGCACAGCACGTAAGTTTAAAATGATTACAGGTAAAGACCTTTTCCAGCAACAAAAAGCAATGGATACAGAACTTAAAAAAGAAGACGGAGAAATTACTGATGTAATGGAGTTCGTTCAATATGGTCTATACTTAGCTCTTTTTCAAGATAACATTGTAAAGGCTAAAAGCGACTTCTCGGACTTCCGTTCTAGCTTTGAGTTTGATACTGACGGTAAAGGGCTTAAAGAACTAGTTGAACTGTGGCAGAAAGAAATTTAATGAGCTGAAAGGACTGTAAATGATTTTAAAACATGCAATTAGATACTTAGAACTAACTGGTTCGGACTTTATTACAGATTTGAAAGACTTTGCAGACCTACAAAATTCTTTTGTCGCTGGATATATTCCTGATGACTTTACAGAGCAAATGGAGAGCTTTACAGACAAGTTATTGATACTTTGGGTAGATTGTAACGGAGGACTGCAAAACGCTTTAGACGACAAAACAGAGCTTCCTACAACTAACGAGTTAATTAATATCTTCTGTAAGACTGTTTTTATTAAAGAAAAAGAGGAAACGGAAGACGATATGGTCTTCTTTTCTTCTAGTTCATTGATTAAGAAAAAGAAAGATACTGTAAAGGAAAATAAAACTTTAGAACTTTTGACTGTTTTAGGCAATAACGAAATTGATATAACACAGTTCATGGAAATGGAACTAGAACTTGTTTATAAAATAATTGAACTTATTGCAGAGAAGAAGAAAGAGGAAAAAGAAAAAGAGAAAAGGCGTAAAAGAAAGGGTATGTAATGGCAAGTAATGCAACATTTGAGGTCGAGATATATGGTAATACCACTAAATTCGAGAACTCACTTAAAGGCGTTAATACCGCAATGTCAGGGCTTAGAGGAGAAGCTAAAAACTTAAGGGACGCTCTAAAACTTGACCCAACAAATACCAGTAAAATGGCGCAATTGCAAAAGAACTTACAAACGCAGTTGGGCTTATCACGTGACAAAGCAACAAAATTAAAAGAAGAACTTTCTACGGTTGACAAAAGTACGTCAGCAGGTCAAAAGAAATGGCTACAACTTACTAGAGATTTAGGGACAGCCGAAACACAAGCTAACAGGCTAGAGGGCGAAATAAAGCAAGTCGAGGGTGCTATTAGTTCAGGTTCTTGGCATATTGACGCTAAAATGGATACTAAAGGCGTTAATAGCGGAATTGAGGGCATGAAGTCACGCTTTAGCGGTCTTAGAGAGATTGCAGTAGGTGCATTCAGGCAAATCGGTTCAAGTGCTGTTAGTGCTGTCGGTAATGGCTTAAAAGGTTGGGTATCTGACGCAATGGACACCCAGAAAGCCATGATTTCATTGCAAAATACAATGAAGTTCAAAGGCAATGGACAAGACTTTGATTATGTAAGCAAATCTATGCAAACACTTGCTAAAGATACAAATGCAAATACTGAAGATACTCTTAAACTTTCGACAACATTTATTGGTTTAGGCGATACTGCTAAATCAGCGGTTGGTAAGACAGAAGCATTAGTAAAAGCTAACCAAGCATTTGGCGGTACTGGCGAAAACTTAAAAGGCGTCGTTCAGGCTTACGGTCAGATGTCGGCAGCTGGAAAAGTTACGGCTGAAAATATAAATCAGTTGACAGATAACAACACGGCTCTTGGTTCAGCACTTAAATCAACTGTTATGGAAATGAACCCAGCCTTGGCTCAATATGGTTCATTTTCGGCTGCTAGTGAAGCTGGTGCAATATCTGTCGGAATGCTAGACGAAGCTATGCAAAAGCTAGGTGGTGCTGGTGGTGGTGCTGTAACGACTATCGGTGACGCTTGGGATAGTTTTAATGAAACATTATCGCTTGCTTTACTTCCTACACTTGACGCTTTAACGCCTGTTATTAGTGGCTTAATAGACCAGATGGCTGGTTGGGGCGAAAGTGCTGGAAAAGCTGTATCAAATGTAGTTAAGTATTTCCAAGACTTGTTCAAACAGTTGCAACAAAATGGTGCGATAACTCAATTTTCTGCTATATGGGAAAACCTAAAAAGTACATTTGGTTCAGTAATTGATATTATTGGCAACCTTATAAAATCTTTTACTGGAATTGATGATTCTACCGCAAAAAACGCAACTTCTGTTGAGAGTGTAGCAGGAACAATTGGTTCGCTTGCTTCTAAGTTTGCTGATATCACGAAAAGCGTTGCCGATTTCGTAGGAAAAATTAGTGAAAGTAAGGGAGCAATGGACGCTATAAAAGTAGCTTTAGTTGCTTTGGCTAGTGCTTTCGTTGCTATGAAAGTTATTAATGGAATCATTAAGGCTTACGAGGCATATAATAAGATTGTTGAAGCTGGGACAATTATACAAGGTGCTTTCAATGCTATAATGGCTATAAATCCATTTGTAGCTCTTGGCATAGCGATTGCTACCATTGTTGCTGGTTTAGTTTATTTCTTTACTCAAACAGAAACAGGAAAAAAGGCTTGGGCTAGCTTTGTAGACTTCTTGAAGAGTGCATGGGACGGAATAGTTTCATTCTTTAGTGGTATTGGTCAATGGTTCGCTGATATATGGAACGGAGCAGTTGACGGAGCAAAAGGTATCTGGCAAGGCTTAGTTGATTGGTTCAGCGGAATTGTACAAGGCATTCAAAATATTTGGAACGGAATAACAACATTTTTTACTACCTTATGGACAACTGTTGTTACTGGAATTCAAACAGCATGGGCAGGAGTTACAGGGTTCTTTACAGGGCTATGGAATGGAATAGTGAATATAGTTACAACTGTATTTACAACTATTGCAACTTTAGTGACAAATGCTTATAACTGGTTCGTTACAACTTTCCAGCCTTTAATTAGTTTTTATCAATCTATATTTGACTTAGTTGGGTCAGTGATTAATTTAGCATTCCAACTTATCTTGGCTATAATTCGTGGTGCTTATCAGTTAGTTATTGGCGCATGGCAAGGTATATCAGGTTTCTTTGGTGGAATATTTAACGCTGTTAGTTCAGTAGTTTCAACGGTATTTAGTGCCATAGGTGGATTTGCTGGTTCAGCTTGGAATGTATTAGTCGGAGTATGGAATGCAGTAGCTGGTTTCTTTGGTGGAATATTCAATGCTGTTAGTAGAGTTGTATCGAGTGCTTTTAGCGCTATCGGAAGTTTTGCTTCTAGTGCTTGGGGAGTTGTTCAGTCAATATGGAATGCTGTTTCAGGTTTCTTTAGTGGCATATTCAATTCTGTTCGTAGCGTTGTTAGTGGAGTATTTGGCGCTCTCGGTGGCTTTGCTTCTAACGCATGGGGAGCAATTTCAGGTGTCTTCAACGGAGTAGGTAGCTTCTTTAGTGGAGTATTCAATGGTGCTAAAGATGTAGTAAGTAGCGTATTTAATGCTTTTGGTAAATTTGCTTCTAATGCTTGGGACGCAATAACAGGAGTATTTAACGGTATCGGTGGCTTCTTTAGTGATATATTCGGAGGAGTCAAAAATACGATAGACAGCGTTCTAGGCGGTGTAACAGATACAATTAACAATATCAAAGGTTCAATTGATTGGGTTGCAAGTAAAGTTGGCGGACTGTTCAAAGGTTCTACGGTAGTAGGCTTAACAGATGTTAACTTATCTTCTAGCGGTTATGGTCTAAGCACTAACAGCATATCAAGCGACAATAGAACGTATAACACCTTTCACGTGCAAGGTGGTGCTGGACAAGATGTTTCTAACTTAGCACGAGCAATCAGACGAGAATTTGACCTAGGGAGGGCTTAATGGTAAGGCAGTATAAAATACATACCAACTTAGACGGAACAGATGACAAAGTTTGGGACGTTACAAATGGAAAAGTTAGATTTTACCAGCCCTCTAATTTAGGGTTACATTCAACTAATAATATTTGGCAAAGTAACGGTGTCGGAGTAATGGGAACTCGCTCAATTACACAGCCACAAATAGAGTTCAAATTAGAAACGTTTGGCGAAAGTTTAGAAGAAAATTATCGATTAATGAAAGATTTCGTAAACGATATTCTTAATCAAAAATTCATTACACTTGAATATCAAACAGAGATTTTTCAGGTGTATGCTGATTTAGCTTTAGCAGATGTTACTAAAACAGAAGGTTATGGGAAGAACGGAACTTTCAGCGAAAAGATAACTTTTGATATAATTACAAAGTGGTATACTTACGAAATTCTAACTTTTGATATGATTCAAAATGGTAAAGTTATTGCTGGAAAGTCTAAAATTTATGGTGGAATAGCACCAGGAGACTATAAGTATGTCAAAGGAACTTCTTACACTTATTATGGAGAAACAAACATAGACCGTTTAAGTCGTTGGGATATAAAAGATGAAATATTTAGTTTTATGGGCATATTATACCCTAAACCACCTAAAACACCTGCTGGCGTTAGATTTTTAGACGATATTGGAAATGAATATACTGCAATTGTGTTTAAGACGGAACAGGCGCAAGACTATATTTTAATTAATACAGATGTAAATGACGAAACTTATCAAGGTTGGAAGGGGACAACTGCTCTAAATTTATTCCCTGTAATGGACTTCGAGAGATACAGAACACGTATAATTGAAAAAGGTCAAATGGAACTAATTAATGTTAGCAAGGCAGAACTTAAAATTAAGAGAAAGGCGGACTTTGTTTAATGTTAGAAGCCAATGTGTATGATAACTTTAATCCTAACTACTATAATATATCTGATTTTAACCTTCCTAATGGTAAAAAAGAAAAAAGAGGGTTACCGATACCAAAGGCAAGATGTCAAGTTATTAACTATGAATTGTGGGAAACAGGTTATCTTTACACTTCATCAGCTACCTTGACCGTTTCGGTAGAAGTTGGTGATATTGTTCAAATTCTTTTTCCTGAAGTTGTTCCAATTGAGGAGGCTCTAGGTCAAAAGAAAAAACTAAACTTAGATATGGTTTACCTTGTTACAAGTGTAGATGAAAGTAATAAAGCCACGTTAAAGAACTATTTTTGGGCAATGATTGAAAGTCTTGATGTTCCAAACGCAATAACTAAAACGACAAACTTTGCTATCATTGATTATTTAATTGACCCTAGTAAAAACAATTTAATGAGTTATGGTTATTTCTTCAATTCAACTATCTTTGAAGGAAAGGCGACAATCAACCGAAAAGCGGAAACTTCATCAGCTCATGACGTAGCTAAAAGAATATTCTCTAAGGTTCAATTTCAACCAACTACAACAATTCAACATGCTTCATCTGAAACAGACCCTAGAAACTTGTTATTTATTAACTTTGCTTCAAGAAGTTGGAATAGAAATAGGATCACGACAAGAGTAGATATTAAGCAAAGCGTGACAATGGACACGGAAACAATAACAGAACGTTCGGCTTATAATTTCGCTGTCGTATTCGTTAAAAATAAGGAAGCAGACGACTACATAGACCCTCCTAAAATGTACACAGCAAAAAATAATGGAGATATCATTGATTATAGCACTTATAATGGAGAGGGAACTGACTTACCAGAAGTAAGGACAGCTAAAACATTATTTTATGATAGAGATGACCACGGAAACCCTCCTGATATATCTACTATTCGAGCTGAAATATCTCCCTCCACGATCGTCACAAGGTTAATCTTTAATCAAAATGAACTATTGCCTTTGTATGTTAATGACTTAGTTGATATTTGGTACGAGGGTAAACTGTATTCAGGTTACATAGCAGACAGAGTTAAAACAGAGTTCAATGATAGACTTATTTTTGTAGAAAGTGGAGACAAACCAAATGTTATATGAGTATGTAGCTACTTATGGCGACAAATATAGAATAGATAGCTTCACAGGTTACAGAGAACTACGTAAAGACCACTTAGAACTTTTGTCTGGTAAAGTATACTATAATAGTAAAAACACGCTTAGAATTGAAACTACGCTCTTGTACGAGGTAGGTCAATTTGTATCAATTGGTGGTTATCCTTATGGCGGTAGAAAATTTAGATTATTAGAGCTATCAATTACTGATAACCCAGTTTTAGATAAAGCAAAAATAATTTCAAGAAAGGTCAAAAATGACAATTAAAAACTTTACATTTTTCAGTCCGAATGGTACAGAGTTTCCAGTCGGTTCAAACAATGACGGAAAACTATACATGATGTTGACAGGAATGGACTATGGGACAATTAGGCGAAAAGACTGGACAAGTCCATTAAATACAGCCCTAAACGTACAATATACTAACACTTCAATTATTGCTGGCGGTAGATATTTTGAACTATCAAATGAAACGGTAGCTTTAAAGGCTAATTCTATCAACTATATCCATGCAAATATTGATTTAACACAAACAACACACCCTGTAAGTCTATCAGCAGAAACCGCAGACAACAGTAATAATGTTGATTTGAATAACAATTCAGGTGTACTAAAAGTAGTCATAGATATTAGAACGACTAACGGAACAGGAGTAATAAATACTAAAACACCTGATAATGTAACATATTTAGATAAAGTTATCACAAATAGCTTGGAAATGAAAGGTTTCGCCGATTCTTATGTCGCCTTTTATGGAAATAAAGGTGGGGGAAATACAGTCACATTTACTGCACCTTGGGACTGTATTGCAGAAGTTGAACTCTTTTATCATGGTTCAGGATTAGGTGGTGGAGAATGGGAAATCGGAATTACTACTCCCTCCGGATTAACTCAGATTTATGAGGCAACAGGGTATACTATTGGGCATAATGATCAACCTATGGCCATGCCTACAAAGGCAATCTACTCCGGGCTCAAAAAAGGGCAACAATACACCTTTGATAAACGTGATGTAAGTGGAGCAGGTGGTCGCGCTGCTCGTCCAATGATGATTGTAAAACTTTATAAAAATTAGAAAGCAAAAAAAATGGTAACTAGAATGATTTTAATAACTATCTTAATTTTGGCGATTTTATTCGCTACGTGGGTCAAAGATAGAGAAGCAATGAACCCACCTTTTAAACGTAGACTCGTAATTGATTTAACGGTAGTATTCTCGCTATGGGTTTTGTATGCTGTCTTCTTCTTTACTCAAACACCCTCAACTTCCGATATTGCTAAAACTGTGATTAACGTAGCTTTGTTATACTTTGTAGGTCAGTTTATCTATTTAATCGCAAAAATTAGTCCTATGTTTGCTGGTTTGCTTAAACTTGTCAAAAAGAATGGTGTAAATATTCCAGAAGTTGAAGAAGAACAAACGGAGGATAAAAAAGAATGAATATAACTAATGCTGGTGTACGTGGACATAACCCTACTGGGGTTGTAATTCACAATGATGCTGGTTCAAACGGTGCTAATACTGGTTTCTATAATAACTGGCTACCTACTCATAACCCTGAAAATGGCTTTGCTCATGTTTATATCGGAAACGACGGACGATTGCAGGCTTCTGACTTCTCTAATATGGCATGGCATTGTGCTAACTCATACGGTAACGCAAACTATGCGAGCTGGGAAGTATGCCAATCAGAGGGCGACTTAAATCAGTTCTTGAGGAATGAACAAGCGGTGCTAGATGATGTAGCTAAGTACATGAAGCAATGGGGCTTAACTCCTAATCGTGATACTGTGAAGCTACATCAAGAATTATCAAGCACAAGTTGCCCTAGACGTTCCGTAGAAGCTCACGGTGGCACGGTAGAGAGTTGTCGCTCATACTTTATCGCAGAACTAAACAAGCGCCTTACAGGGCAAAACAATACAACACCTTTAGAAATTGGAGACTTAGATTTAATGCAATTTACATACGAAAACGGAAATGGAACTTACTACTACTTTAATGGACTTAAATCAATTGCTTTGAGCCATAACGACCAAATTATAATCATTAACAAAATTTATAGAGAAACAATGGGAAAAGAAATGATTCACTATAAATGGTCAAGTTCAGAACCTTGGCATGTACGCTTCTTACAAGCTAACGGTTTGAAAGAAAAAGATATTCCACGAGCTGAAAAATAATATAAAAAAGAACCTCACTTAATTGTGGGGTTTTCTTTTGTAAATGAAGATATCCTACTTTCTATTTTTTAGTTATAAAATCTCTTAGACCATTAATTGCTATTAGCTCTCCATACTCTGATTCACTTCGTATGGCAATAATAACTTGTTTTGTTTTTCCTTGTAGCTTATACATTTTGCTATTTGTTATTCTTTTTGGCTTTCCGTTCGCTCTCTTATTATTCATTTAATTTACCACGTTTCCCATGCTGTACCGCCTGAACCCTGATAGATACTTACAGCTTTGTCTAGATATTCTTGTGGACTTAAATTAGATACTTGCCCATGCACGTTTTGCATGATTTGAAGGTAACCCCAGCATGATAGTTCATTCTCAACATAAGGGTTTCCGCTAGATTCCTTGTAAATAACATCAAGCCATTTACTAGCACTTACTCCTGTTTTGATTGCCATATACTGACTAACCTGTTCAGGACTTACGCTTGACTAATCACTTCCAATAATGCTATTAGTTTCTGTGTTTGGCACAGCTTCTACACTAACTTCTTGCGCCCTTTCGGTATTAGGTTGTTCAGTCTCCTTATCATGCTCTCTTGCTATTCGGTCAGCTTCGGCTCGTTTTTTATCTTCAATTTGTTGTTCTTCAAGTGCTTTCTCCTTAGCTTGCTTTATATGCTCATATTTCGCTTTCTCTTGCGTTTTAAACTCTTGTTGATATAATTGTGCCACAATATCGTTAAAGTTGTTATCAGCCCTTTTGTGAGCTTGCTGAATTAGTGCGATACTTCTAATTGTGTCGTCTGTTAAAATAAATATAATTATTCTCCTTAAAATTTTGGCGGTTCTTTTCGTTCTGGTATTTCAACCTTATCAAATTCGCCATTTTTAATATAAAAGCTATTTTGTTTATATAGTTCTTCTAATTCTTCGTTCCATGACTTGTAATAGTTCCATAAGTCTATAGAAGTTTTAGACTTGACAGAATTGATTTTCAACTCATGTACAGCCATTTGTTCTAAATGACTACCAATTAACTTTAATATAAACCATTGTGCGCCTTGTGTTTCTTCTTTTTTCATGCCATGCTCTTTTCTATTCCGTCTTTTACAGCTTTAGAACTTGGATAAATTACCCAGCCTAATTTTTTATCATATATAATTGCTGTTATTCTTTCCCCTACTTCGTTCTTTGCTTGAATTAGATAACTATCTAACAAGTTTATTAACCTCATTTTCCATGGTTCAATTGCTTACCTGCTTAATGGCTTCAAAAATGTTACTTCCAGTTTGTTCTAGAAATTCATCACTTACAGTTACACTCTTTCTCGAAAATAGTTCGTTCTCAATCTTTAAAAAGTGCATTGCTTTAGCTAAAAATTGAGCTGATGACTCATAATATAATGTTTCCAGTTCATCATCTGAAAGCTGTGTTAAATCATCATTATCAAAAGTTGTGAGTTTTCGCTTAATCTCTTTGCCATTGTCATCTTCTTCTATGTAAAATCTCTTCATTTATAAACTCCTAGCCCTTTTATAATTTCTTCTGCCGTCATACTTGCCCAAGGTTCAGGAACTTTAGGCTCAATCGCTTCGCTAGTTGCTTTTATATCTTCATAGCATAAGTCTATTCTGTCGAACAATTGTGATATATATGGGTTCATCTATTCCTCGTCCTCATCTTCATCTAAATTTAGTTTTTCTATTTCCCAAAAACTTAAGTAGTCGTTTATAGTTTATTCACATATTGTACAAATTGTGTTTAAATTACCACAACAACCGCAACCGTCAGGCTTCCATTCAATTGTTACCCATTTATGTTTGCATTCCATTTATTTCATTCCTTTAATTTCAAATTTTTCAATAATATACCGTTTAGAACCTAACTCTAAACTTACTAGATAATTATTGAAAGGGTCATTCTTGTTCAAGTCATTGGCAATCTTTCGAGCTGTTGATCGTGGATATTTTGACCTATTAATCTTCCTTGTGTATTCGTGTAATATTATCTCATTACCTCCCTTTGCATTTTACGCTTCAATCGTTGCTTATATAGATACTCTTTACTTGGCTTTAAGCTATATAATATCTCATCTAATAAGTCAAAAGCATTTCCTCCAACTCCTGCACTATCCATTTTTTTAATCGTAATCTCATGCATTTCATTATCATTTAAGAACTCTTTTAAATAAGGATATACAAATACTTTAGGCAATGAATTTCTACTTCTAGTAATGTATAGGTTAGGCGCTCTACCTGTTTCAATTTTAATTTTTAACTCAAGTTGGCTGATTCCGCTACCTTGTTCTTTCAGTACGTTATTAATTCTGTTGTATAATTCTTCATTTGTCATTATGCTATAACCTCCGTTATTTCAGTATGTTTTTTAAGTTCAATTCTTTGTTTTTCAGGTAACAATTCAAACCATTCCAGAGCTTCTCTTTTATTATAAAACTTACGGCTTTCAAATTCTCCAAAATCATCTGAAAAGTATCGAGCCACGTAGTATGTAAATTCATCTTTCATTATCCAATTACTCCTGTCTTTATATTTAGTCTTTGCTGACTTGATAAGTGATATAAATTGCACCACTTGCAGTAATAAGCTCTAACTGGTATCTTATCATCTTTATTTTTCTTATTTTTTTTGGTATGCTGGGCATTTGCTATTGAATATAAAGCGCCCATTTTTGTGTATTTGCGTTTATTACACATAATCTAACTACTCCTTAATCGTAAATAATTCAAAGCCATTTAGTTTACTTTGCTTTTCAATTTCAACTTGGTTTCTATCTAGGTCTATCAGTAGTTCAATTACAGGTCTACCAAATGTAAACCAACCAAGAACAGTATTAGCTTTAAGTCCGAAATACTTAGCGCATTGAGCCTTACAACTAAAGTGCAGTTCTTCTTCCGTCATAGGGTTATAAGCTATTATCTCCATATCTTTTCGTGCTTTCGTTTTTTAACCTCCTTTCTACAAAACAATAATATCAAATTACTTTATATTTGTCAAGAATAAACTTTAGATCTCTTCAATAAATTCTAAGTATCTTTCATCAATCGCTTTTATCTCTTCTTTTGTGAACTCTGATTTGAAGTTATTTCTTTCTTCTTTAAAGCCTAGGAAGATGAACTTTTCCCCTAGCTCGTTTTTAAAAGAGTTTAAATATCCTTTTTTGTTGTTCATCAGCTTAACGTTGTATTTTTCCATTTCTGTCTCCTTAATCTCTATACCACTAATTATATCAAAAAAAGCCAATGCTGTCAAACATTAACTTTGTTCTTTTAACCAAAAATTAGATCCGCTTCTTCTTGTAATACTTCTTCAGGAATTTCAGCACCACTTACATCATATTGAATACTTAACAAGTACATTGTCCATTTTCTCCTGAATGCTTTGTCTTTCATTTGTTTTTCTGTGAAAGTTGTGTTGACTCCATATTCTTTTACGATTTGTTGTTTTCTAGTTGTTAATACTATCATTGTTTTGTTCTCCTTTGTTTCTATAAGACTATGATATCAAAAAAAGTTCATACTGTCAAGCACAAACTTTATTTTTAACCTTATTCTTCTACTTTCTTTTTAAAGTGTTGTAAATGTTTAGCTACTTCATGTTTATCGATTTCTTCTTGTGTCCATTTGAAGTTGTCTCCGCAAGGCTTGCGAACGAATGTTAGCCCTCTATCTTTAACTAACCAACCGTTAATATCATCTGGCTCTGGAATACAGATATAAAATAACTCATCTTGTTCTACTTCCCACTTATCACGGTTCAATAATAACCACAAATGAGCTATTTTAGTATTCCCACTTAAGCCAAATGCTGCTAAAATATTTATATATTTTCCTGTATTGCTAACTTCTACTTCTTCAAACAATTTGTCAAAAATTTCTCTGCCAAAACGTTTGCTATATATTGTGTCATCAGTATCTAATGTTTGATGTTCTTCTAGCCATTCATTCAACTCTTTAGAGATAATAATTTTTTCTGTCATTTTATTCGCCTTTCCATTGTTTAAAATCATCAGCCATAATTCTACCAAAGTCCATAAGCTCGTCTCTTGTAACCTCTGCAAGTCCTTGTTCATTGATTAAGTCAGCCAGTTCGCTTGCATAGTCTAGAGCCTTGTTATGGTCCTTGTCGTAGCTCTCGCCCTCTTTCTTGCCAGCTCTTACTAGATACTTTAACACCTGCATTGTATACCAGCCATTAAGCTGTTCATAGCTAAAAGTGTGCTGTAAGTATTCGTTAAGTTCCACACCGTATTCGTTAGCATAGTGCCGATTTTCTTTAAAATTCATTAGATGACTCCTTTACAATTTCAGGAACATAACCGTCTTTGTCTTCGTTAGTTTCAAATCGCTTGGCTTCATCAATATTTTCTGACAAATGGTAGCTCGATACATAGTAAAGTTTTTTCTTTTCTCTGCCAATAGTAACTATTTTAACGAACACTTTATATTCTTTAGTTTCTTTTTTAAACTTAATGTATCCCTTTTCCTCTAAAGAATCTAAAACTTCTTTGATATCTCGTATTTGTACCCAAATATCATAATCAACTTCATTCAATACTTCTTCTTTTGTTGCTTTTTTCATTTCTTCTTCTCCTGTGATTAATTGAATATGTTTATCAAAATAAGCTATTTGTTTACCATTTTTATCCTCAGACCAAGTTTCTAAAATATTACGTTCATGAATATCTTCTTTTAATATTTCAACCACTTCTTCTTTACTATGATTAGAATATTTATATTCTGTAACTGATTCATCATACCATTTCATATATTGTATATATTCCATTAGATGTTACCTCCAAGCCATGTAATAAGCAACGTCGCAAGCATTCCGACCCAAGTGATAGCGATAAGTGTCAAGCCGACACCTACAACTATCGTTAAAGTTTTTACTGTATCTTTCATTTTGTTCTCCTTAGTTTGATTGTCTGTATTTTTCCATTACTTTAGGGTATTTACTAACAAATTGTAATTGTTCTTGATGTAAACGACTTGACCAATGGAATAGTCTATCAATTTCAGTTAAAGCACTCAACTTTTGGTACATCTCTTTAATGTAAAACTCTGCGTTTCCTACCGACTTCCAATAAGCTGATGTTCTAACTGTATTCCCATTTTCAGCAAGTTTGTGTGCGTTGATATCAGCCTTTTCTTTTTTCGTCATCAGGCTATCAATTTCTTTGAATATAATTTTCAATAATTTAACTTGGTAGTTTTGCACTATTTCTTCAGCTGTCATTCTCCGCCCTCCAAACCATTAATTTCTTCTAAACTATCCCAACTCATGTCTGTTTTAAAACTTTTAACATCTCTCTCTACTTTCGGTAAAGTCGGGTCTGTTTGCATATAATTCCACCATTCAGAGCCGTCATATTCCGCTCGTTTCATGATGAAATCTTTCCCTTTAATCATTAGGTTACATGCTATTTCTTGACCGCCAAAACCACTATCATAATTCGTTTTTTTCATCAATTCGAGTGCTTTATTTGTATTAATTTTTGTCCTTGTACTACCAATATATTCAATATCGGCAATTGTTTTATCATGGAGTTTTAAAATTTCTACTGTTTCATCATATAAATTCATTTTTCGTGTTCTCCTCTATTTATGACTCTATTCTATCAAATTACTTTTACTTTGTCAAACATTAACTATTCTTAGTCTTTCTAGTTTGATAAAATTTATTCCAGTTTTTAATAAACGCTAGTAATTCAGGCTCATTATATTCAGTAAACAGTTCAACCTGTGATGTATACCAGCAATATAAGCAGCGACCGCAGCTATAACAGATGTTTGTATATCCTCTGCAACCTTTGCAAACACCTAAGCCATCACTCGTTGGTATGTCGAAGCAATGACAATATCTTTTGTCATTAAAGTATTTTCTTTTCATCATTTCCTTCATAAACTTTCCATATATTTGTCATAGCACTCTAGCGAACAAAATGGATAAGCAAATGAGCAAAACTCACAATTATTATCTTCAAACTCTTCTCCACACCAGTAGCAATCTGATTTATTCATTTATTACCTCTTTTCGTTTTAATCAAGTCAACTAATGCAAAGAACGCATATAGTCCAAGTCCGACTAGTGCTATTATAATAACTTTACCAATTATTGATTCAATATTCACGTTTAAACTCCTTTGGCAAGTCATGTTTTTCTTTGTGTAATTTAATTATTGTTTCGTCTAAATCCCAAATTTTTAATTGATATAAATCTATTATAGCTTTAGCTTGTTTAATTTTTACGTTTAATCCAGATTTTTTAATTCTGTATTCATCTTGTTTCCTTTTATTATATACTTTGAAGCACTCCCAGCTACAAAAGTTTAGTTTTTCTTTATGTAAATAAACGCTATAACCAATAAATGTGTTTATACATGTTTCACAATGATTGAGTTGTTCCATTGTTATTCTCCTTTATTATATACCTTATTATAAGCTATTTATTTCTCTTTGTCAAGCGATAAGTTCCATGAGCCACTAATAAAATAATTGTTATAATAAATAGCGGTGGAATAAATACAGTTACTGTAAACCAAATAATAGAAACTAAAGTATAGATCATGATTTTTAGTATTAATTTACCAGCAGGAGTTTCTTGAAAGGTTATATCCTCATCTAATGATGAATCATCTTCTTTTGAATTACCATAAAATATTTTGTCTTCATCTACTTCGTATTGATTTCTACAATAATCACATTTACCATTAGTGAAATTTGAAGCCCCACAGGTTACACATTGTTTTAATTCCATTCTTTAGCTTCCATTTCTTCATTGCATTCTTCTGAACAAACCATAGGCTCATTCAAGTCTTCCAAGCAGTCATATTCTTCTGGAAATACTTCTATTTGTTGTCCGCAACATACACATTTATTATAAAATTTCATTATTTTTTCTCTTTCCTTAACTCGATATATTGATTATAGCAAAAAAAGCTCACACTGTCAAGCATAAACTTTTTATCTATTTTTAGTTATTTTTCAAAGTGAAGTTTTTATCACATTCTCCACATTTAAATGTTGTGTAACTATTACCATCAATTTTAATTGCCACTTCTTTACTGTCGCAATGACTACATAATACTGTTTGCATTTAAGCCTCTTTCAATTTATTCTTGAACCAAATGATTCGTTCTTTGAACCAAGACTCTACCCCTTGAGGTCGTAGCCATTTACCTTGTTTCACACCGTTTTTTTCCATGAACTCAATCACTTTATCAGGTGTTTCAAGTTCACCAAACAAGCTACGTTTAATAGAATTAAATTTACTAAACATTTCAAGCGTTTCGATATAGCTATCTTTAAGAAGCTCCGTATCAAGCAATTTTTGGGCCTTTTCAGCACGTTTAGCAAGTCGTTCGTTAGCTTGTTCCAGTTGCTCCTTTTGTCGCTGTAAGCTCAAATTATGGTTAATATAAGCAATTTGCTGGCTGTGTCGTCCGAGTTTACCTTGCGTGTTAATCTCGATTAGTTTAGCCATTCCGTCGCCAAGAATTTCATCTGGTGTAAGGTTATACTTATATTTCTTGTTCGTGTTTCGTACGTAGTTATCAAGTGTCTGCTTGATTTTAAGTTTTTTGTGCAATTCTCTTAGTGTTGTCATTTTATTCCCCTTTATTATTTAAGTGATATTGATAATAGTCCGTTTTCGTACGAAAAAGAATTAACTTCCTCATTATCTTCAATAAACATGAGTAAATCTTCTTCTAAATTAGAAACATTATCCATGTCTTTTATATAAAGAATAGTATTTCCCGAAAATATTCCGAAGTGAATTTTTATTTGTTCCACTATATTTTCATTTAAAGCCATGCTTCTAGTTAACGTTTTAACTTTCAATTTAATATTCCCTCATATATTTTACCAAACTTTAAAGCGTTAATTTTTACTAACTGTTTTAAGTCTGATATAAATTGCTGTTCTCCGTCAAAGTCAAATGGCATTGATACGTTTTCCTTGATCCAAGTGAAAGCACCGTCAAAGTCTTGTCTTAGTAAGCTCATTTTATCCACGATGTCGATAATTTGCTCTTTTTCCTCTAGCGTATACATATAATTTCATAACCTTTTACATTTTTCTTCCCTTTTTTAATTTCTCCACTTAGATATCCAACATTATGCCCCAAGAAAATACTGGATAAAGATAACGAACGAAAATGTTTTATTTCTCCATTTTTTATCAGGTAAACACCTTGCGAACAGTTATTTAAACCTGTATCTAAAGCGTGTAACATATTTTCGCTATATGTACACCACTCTAAATTATCTATATTATTATTTTTCTTATTTCCGTCGATATGATTAACTGTATCTTTTACATTTTCGGGATAGAAAGCAATCATCAAAAGTCTATGTATAGTTTTTGTATATTGCTTTCCGTTTATATAGAGTTTAACAATATAATATCCTTGTGGGTTTACTTGAGGTTTTAAAATTCTTTGTTTCCAAACTCTAACTTGTCCGTCACTTCTTACGGTCTTTTTACCGTTTTTAGTTCTTATATTCCCTTTGTTTGAAATCTCATATCCTTCAAATCCTTTTATATCTTTATATATTTCTTTCATACTCAGAAAGGGAGATCCTCTGTATTAACTTCAATCGGTTCAGCTCCTCCAAATAAGTCCTGTTTAGCTTGTACTTGACTATTATTATCATTAGGGATAAATACTTTTTCAACCGTAGGAAAAACAAAGTTATAATTTACATATTCGCCTGATTCCTTAGCTTGTACACGCCCGCTTACTGTTACCGTGTCGCCTAATTGAATGAAGTCAGGCAAGAATGCTGAACCATAAGCAACTTTTACGCTAGAGCCTTTTTCTTTTTCAAATAGTGGAACTGAGATAATTTTCTTATCGCCTTTTGCTGTGTTTACTATGCGTGTATTTTTTTCGTTCGCTTGTGCTGTAACTGTGATGATTGCCATTTAATTATTCCCCTTTTTCTGCTTCTTGCTGTGCTAACCAAATCGTCATGATGTCGGTAATTTCTTTTTTAGTCTTATTTTTCAAGCTATCGATATTTTGATATCCTAGTTGTTCGGCTCGTTTAATAAGTGGCTGAATCTCTCTAAGTCTTTGCTTTTCAGCTTCAAGTTCTTTCTGTTCTTCTGTCAAGTCAGGTAAATCTTCATTCATATAAATATATAAACCTAAGCCATGTCTAGCGATTGCTTTAACCAAACAGCGTTGAATTGCTTTATTCACGTCCATTGAAGTAATTTTTTCAATAGGAATTGACTGGTTACGATAATCCATTACTGGCAAATTTTCGATATGTTCTAAACCTTCAATAGTTACACCAACCTCAACCCAAGCTGTGCGACCGTCTGTGTGATAGTTCCACTCGTCCTTGTTCTTATAAATCTTGTTTGTTGATTTAGGATATACTTTTTTTACTTCTGCCCAAGCAAATGCCCAACTAAGATAATCAAGATTATTCTTTTTGCTTTTCTTGTCATTTACATTGATAACACTTAGTGTTTCAAATACGCTCATTTATAGACAACCTCTTCTTTCCAACCTTGACTTTTAAGCTCATTTACTTGCTCACGACCATATTCAGAGAAGTCAAAACCTGATGCACATTCTTTTGATAAAGTATTAAACAAATGTCCGAAATATACTTTCTTTTCTTCACTCGCATAATGAGAAACGTTAAATTCTAAGTACATTACTGAACGTTTTTCCTTTTTCTCTTCATGCCCTGTATCTGAAAGCTCATAAAAGTTATTTTTCTCTTTTTTCAGTTCTTCAGCAACTCTTTTAACAATATCGTCTATCTGTTCTTTGTCAAATTTAATATTAATTGTTTCTTCCATTTTCTCCTCTTTCTACAATGAATACATCGCCTTGTCTTGTAATTTCAATATCATACTTGAGCATTTGCAGGATACGACCTTTAGCCCGATAGTTCCACAAGTCATTTATTAAGTCATACAGACACTCGTTAGGTTCTACCCTATACTTTGTTTCATTCATTTCTTCAAGCTCTTTAGACAGCTTTCTGACACCTCTAGCATAATGTTTACTTGCTTTTTCTTCTTTTTTTAAACTTTTGAAGTTGCTTTTCATAAATGAAATTCCTAATATCTTCTTTCTGCTGTTTCTCCTCTTTATCAGACCAGCCAACTTTTTGACCTTTTCGCTTGCCACTTTGATAAACTCGTCTGTTATCTTCTGGAAAGCCATTTTTCTCAAAGTATATTCTAGCATATTCAAAATAATTTAAGCTGTTGATATACTGCTGACTGTCCTTTTTGTGATAATTAAGAGTTATCAAGCGTCTTTCAGCTAGTGATTCAAAAGATGTTATCATACTTCTTCTTTACGAAAACCTAAACTTTCCAAAGCTAAATATTCATCGCTATCCTTTCTAATCTCTTTACCTTCAAAATAATTGTCAGTGAATTGTCTATTTTTTCCTGTATAATATAATCTTCTAATGCTGGTAATATCAGAGAAATTATAAAATTTAAATTTAGGAACAATAACTTCATAACCGTTAATAAGGGCGTTTAGCATTTTTTCTTTTTCATCGCAGGTAAACGGTGGTTCTACATTAGTTCCGTAAACTTTTTCATTACCGTCTTTAAGGTTATAACCAAAACCCCACCTACCAATATGACAGAAAGCTAATTTTTTGTTATTTCTAAAACTTTTAAGATAATCAGCTTGTTCTTGCGTTAGTTCTACCATTTGTTAGTTCTCCTTTATTTCTATATATATTATTATATCGAATTACTTTCACTTTGTCAAGTATTAGATGTTATTTTTTTATTTACTTCTGATTTTAATTGTAATGCTCTAATCAATGCACGTTTAGAATAATCATTTTCGCAAGCTGTATGCAACTTCTTTGACTGTCTTACTAGAAATTCAGCACGATTAAGCCATACTTTGAAAAGTTCATCATTGTGCCATTCAGCTTTTATCATTTCTTCCAATGCACGATATAGCCAGCCGTAGACTTCGGCATGCAAATTAATCGCCTTGTTCTCATAATTGTTCATTTAACGTTCTCTTTGTGCTTTCTGCAATCTCTTTGCTTGGTGTAATTAATATAGGTGTGTATCCGTCTCTGTGCATATCTTCTTATATTTTTTCATAACCCAAAACTATTATATAATCTAACCCTCCAAAATTAATTTTTCCTTCTTTGCTAAGTTTAAATACATAATATTTATCACTCATTTTCTGTTACCTTTCCTTGTCCTTTAGCTAAGTCTAAGAAAGCCTGTGCCGATTCTTTTGTTGTTTCTATTGGAGTTTCTGCCTTGACTTTTTCCACTAGTTCACTATCAGGTTCTTTTTTCGATTTATTGACGCAAGTAAATACTGAATCAACGTAAGAAAAGTTTAAATCATCATCAAACTGATATCCACGCGCTTTGACTGATAACTTAGAGAAGTCGTTACGCTTACCACGTTTAGGGCTTAGCATTAACATAAATTCCGCCCAAGCTGTAAGAGTAGAACCACCTAAGGCATCGCTAGGCTTTACCATATAGGCTTTGTCGTCCATTGAATTTGCATAAGCTGATTTGTTTGCATGAGCTACTAACAAGAAAGTTACATCTTGGAAAAGTAACTTTAAGCGTGTAATTCTTCTAAGCATTGGTTCAAAGTCTTTACTATAAAGGATATCTCCATTTCGCAACATGGTCATTAAGTTATCCAAGATCACAAATTTTATATCATTTTCTTTGATGTACTCATATAATAAATTCATGTGGTGCGAATCATCAAGCATGAACTCTCCACCGGTTAAAAAATGTAAGTCTTCTGGTGCAGTATCTTTATTTCTAAGACGTTTATTTAATTCCCTGTCAGTATCCTCATTATCTATGTATAGTGTCTTGCTTTGCTTTGTGTCATAATTAAAAAAAGGTAGTCCTTGCGATACCATTAAAGCCATGTGCATTGCTAGAGAACTTTTAAATGACTTAAACGGTGCTACAAGTATTCCAGCTTGTGAACTGGGAACTAATGTATCGACAAGCCAATCATCTTTTAAATTTATTAAGTCTTCTCTCTCTTTTAAGTGTTTGGCTGTCTGTACTTTTTCAAATATATTGGTCACTTTTTAATTCTCCCCTTTTGATTTATAGTTTTCAATACATATATGCCATGTAATGTATTTTCTTTGCTAGTACACCATTCTAGGTTATTTAAATCGTTATTTTGCTTGTTTCCGTCAATATGGTTTACTATTTTTTTATTTTCTGGGTTAGGAATAAAAGCGAACGCTAATAATCTATGTTTTTTTACTTTCATAGTTCTATTATCAAAACTTACTGAAAATTGATAATAACCGTCTTTGTCTTTGTGCTCTTTTTTTTGTTTACCGTTTTTAGAAAATAGTTTTCCATCTTTTGTTAATGTATATCTTTCTAAAACTTTTTTATATAATTCATCATTAAATTTCAATCACTAGTTACCTCCGTTGGCTCTGATTCTACGCAATAAACTTTATAAGGACTTTCTCTTGTCTCTTTATTTATATAATCTCTCCAAGCAACAAAGCTATTATTTAAAGCCTTGCATTGATACACCGCTTGATAGAGCTTATTATAATAAGCTAATCTCCTACCTCCTAAAGTTTTAACAGGTTGATCTGGATTAATCGTTAATGCTACATAATAAAATTTCATTTTTCTCCTTTAGTATTCAAATAAAATATAGACAGATACCCAAATTATAACAAAAAGCAATATCCCAAGTATTATTAAAGCATAAACTTTAGGTAATAATGTAAGTGAAATTACAAGTGATAAAAAAATACAAAATGAAACAAAACAAGCTAAAGCTATCAAAAAACTTTTTAAAATAATATTCATTTATTTCTCCTTTAGTATATAATAACAAAAAAGACTTGAAAAGTCAAGCCTTAAATACTATTTAATGCAATGTTTACATTTAGGGTTGTCTACATGGATATATTCTTTTACAACTTCTTTTTTTAAACTTTTTATTCTAAGTTGTTCTTTTTTTAAGTCCATGCAGTGTGATATTGACCAGCCACAACCACTACATTTAATACTTTTTAGTTTGTAAGGTTTGTGTTTTGTTGTATAACTCATCTATTTTCTCCTTTTCTTATACCATAGTATCAAATCATCTTACATTTGTCAAATATTAAATTCTATTCCGTGCTACTTTTTTAGATAGCCCTTAGCCCTTATCGTGTCGTATAATCCCAGCAAGTTAAAAGAAAAGACTACTTAATTTCAAAACTTTTCTATAAATAACTCTGTCAGACTTCTACGCGTCACGGAGTGTTTCTGTTCACGACACTCATGGAACTCATAATCTTTTATTTCATGCTACGCTCTAGGCTATTTGTAAAGTAATCACATTTTCAATTGAGTCTAGGTTTTAAGCAACTATCCTGACCCTCAAGCGTAAGATTATAAATGACTTTCGATATGTTCAACTTTATTCAATGTTGAATTCTCTACTTACATTAGTTACAAGTCATTCAGCAACTAACTATTTAATTAACTTAGATAATAATAACATAGACATTTTCACTTGTCAAGTATTAGATATTTATATTTTAACATATCACATTTTACACTTTGAGTTATCCTATGTTATGTAAAATATTCTGTTCCCTCTAATTCTCCTAGCTTTTCGCTTAGCTCGTATTGAATTACTGCTATTTGTTTGATTGCTGATTCTAATAATTCTACTTTTTTAATCAAAAATTCTTTATCTTCCATTAGTTTGTATCTCCTTTTTTTCTACACTTCTATTATACCATATTGCATTTTTTAATATTCAAGATATTTACTAGGTTTTTATCCCTATTTTGTTGATAACTACGCGGTTTATAAGCATTTGTTTCGTTTTCTTTACCAATAGGTGCTGATACCGAAAATTTAATTACAATTCCAGTACAAGATAAAATGTTTATCAAACACTCCGGAATTCCTTTAGAAATCTTACAAACAAGAAGCTTCTTGCGCTTACTGATACCATACTTTACAAACAGGACACTCAATGCACTTACATTCTGCCACTTCTAGTCAAATTTCGGTCAAGCGTGAAACAAAAGCCACTAAGGTGGCAATTATTTTTTTAATATAATTTATTTATTTTCTCCTAAATCAAAATGTATTGCTGGCTGATTGTTCCATAGTTCTAATGTTTCCTTATCTACTTCTGGCTGATTCATGTATTCTTTATTCATTCTAGCTCTTGTATTAGCTACTTTAAGTTTAATACGCTTTTTGTATTCTTGCTGTCGTAAGTACATTAAATATTTATCTCTAGCCATAGTTACCTCCTATAAAGAGTATAACATAAAATGCCTACAAAGTCAAGCATAGTTTACATAACAGAGGATAACCCAAACCTGAAAAGTGCATTTGATATAATAAGTATATCAAGTTGAGAGAGGGAAGCAAATGACAGAAGAACAGCTATTATTTAAGCAAGAAACATTGTCAATGGTTGACTTTAACGAGTTCTTACTTAATGCTGTGGAATGTGGTTTGATTAATCTTGATACAGCTTTAATTTTTAAGGGAGAATAAAGAAATGAATAAAGAACATATTTTAGCACAAAAAGAAGTATTGACTCCAATTGAATATGAACACTATGTTAAACACTTATTTGATATTGGAGAACTAAGCAAAGAGCTTTATATTGAATTGAGTTCTGATTTATGACAAAAGCCTTAGCGATTGACTTTAGCACTTCTAATACTGGTTATGCGTTTAGAAATCCTTTGACAAATGAGTATGTAGTTGGTTCAATAGCAGGTGGTAAAAGCAAAGACCCTTTGGAACGTGCAAAACTAATTGCTGACGGTATAACAGAAGTCATTGAGCATTATAACTTATTTGATTATTTTATTTATATTGAAGAACCTATTATCACGTTCAAGTCTAAAGGCAATATCTCATTGATTAGAGCTAACGGTTCATTCTTAGGTGTCATGCGTAATCGTCATAACATTGGCTATGTTGATATACCTAACAGTAAATGGTGTGGCTATCATCTAATCAAAGGTAAAAGTGCATTACGAAAAGTACAAAGCATTGAGATACTCAAGAGCTATAACATAGTACCTGATAATGATATCAATGATGACCAAGCGGACGCGTTCTGTATCTTGCTATATGTAGAAAGTCAGGAGAATAAATAATGATTATAATTAAATGTATTATCTTTATCTTTTTTCTTTTAATGTGGATATCATCTTTCGCTTATTGGTATGAAGATAAAAACAAAGAATCACTTACCTGCTTTTTAGTTGGTGTAGTATTGTTTATAAGTGTATTTGGATAGCTTAAGGAGAATAGACAATGATTGTAATTAATATTGCCTTGATTATTCTTGGCATTTTATACGGTGTAGGTTCAGTTACCAACTTTAAAGAGTGGTATTATCGCCATGACTATCTAGCTATTGTGTTAAGTGTATTTACATCTATCTTATTAGTAGTGGCTGGTTTATTGAACATTTTGAATTAGGGGGGCAAAGGTTAATGATTAAACATTTTATTACTAAATATGAAAGTGATGGCAAGCGTTTGGCTACATCATGGATTCAATTGAATTTATTTGGAAAAGTATTTTGTTTTAATACAAAGACAATTGATTTATAATTAATTAGTAGCTGGAGTATTAAACGTTTTGAATTAGGTTAGTGGCTATCTAGCATAGCGAGGGGTTACTCTTGACCAGTAATAAGAAACTATTAAAAAGGAACTTTGAGTAGTTCGCCTTTATGGAAATGGGTTGTTAGTGTATACCGCAAAAGAAAACTATCCGTTACTCTTGACGATATAAGAATTAAAAAAGCAGGTGTACTGATTGACGGTGCTTAAATGTTATAGAGTTAACAGCCAAGTAGAGGGTGCAAGGTGACGGGAATGCCTTAGTTAAATGAGTGTCGCCAACTAACAGCCCTTTGTATTTTGCGAGCATAGTATAGTGGTAATGCTACAGATTCCAAGCCTGTAAATGTGGGTTCGATTCCTGCTGTTCGTGTTATTAGTACCTTATCCGCTTAAGTATAAATACAGCGCATTAGATAAGGGCATTGTTATAGGATATAACCAAATTGGTATATGGTGTAGAGTCGCAATCTGTACTGGTTCGATTCCAGTTGTCCTAATTCTCCTTTATTTTATTATATGTCGTAGGTCATAGAAGCTGAAAGCATATAATAACAGGATATGGTGTTAATGGTAGCATGCGTGTTTTGGGAACATGTAGTGTTGGTTCGAGTCCAGCTATCTTGATGAGTGGTGTATAGTCCATGTGGAAGTGTGTTCGGTGTACAACGTAAGGCACAACTATACAAGCATAAGAGTATGATAGATACCTTACGGGTGTAGCTACTATTTATTATAACTACTTATGTTAGTTGCCAAAAGACTTAGGCATTAAATTATTGTGAGTAGGATGACAACAGCTAGTAGAGTAATAGAATTAATGGCATACGGATAGCGACTGTGTAGGGTTCGATTCCCTACTGCTCTATTTCAATTGAATAGCTAAGTGACTATAAATCTTATGGGGTATAGTTAAATGAGTTTATAAGCCTAAGGGTACTAACAGCTTAGTGGGTAGGGATAAGTGGGTTATATCTTAAGTATAACGTAGGTTCGACTCCTTCATGTCCTATAACAATATAGTATCTAATAAGATACCAGCTACTGATAGTTAGGAATAACAAGATGAGGTAGTCATAGTTAGTAGTATAGTCTAATGGTAAGACAGCATGACAAGTGTGATACGTGGGTTCGATTCCCAATACTGCTATATATAAAGGGAGAAGCAAATGATTATATTATTATTATTTATTATTGCATTGTTCATTAGTCCAAGCATAGCATTGTTATTGTTACTGTTAGTTATTAACCCAGTGTTCGCATTGCTATGGCTATTAGTATGGCTTGGTATTAAACTATGATAGGTATCGCATGGTTTGGTTCGTGGTTAGTTATTATAATTTTATTATGCTGGATAGAATGGAATGATTATGGGTAAAGGTAAGCACAATGAATGGCGTAAGGTAATGGTTAATAAACTATAAGGAGAAAGATATGACGTTGATTATATTACGAGTTCTTAGTATAATTGTTGGTATAGTTATAGGCTATTATATTCAAGAGTGGAGTGGAATCGAAAAGGAAGAATAAAATAAAAATATTTTTTCTATAGGTACCGCCCCCTAAGTTGGTA